TGGATTGTGGTGGGTGGAATTGTAAATGCGAATTGATACCAACCAATGCAAGGCGAAGCAATAAGCCCGCTGAGAGATTGGCGAAGATACCGAGAAAATAATGATTAAATATAGAACCAGATCACGCCCTAAGAATTTAGGCGAATTTATAACAACGCTTCCGCTAAGAACTCGCGGTATTGCTACAGAAGCGGCAGCTGAATACCTATTGGGTAACGAGCGGCGCGGATTGCGCTATTATCCAAGGCGCAGACCAAAACAGAAGTATGTCAGAACATTCAAACTTCGCAATGGTTGGCAATTATTAGGCGAAGGGGCAAAAGCGAGAGTTGAGAACAATGTGCCTTATGCACCATTTGTGCAAGGGGAGAGACAGGCGTGGATGCACGCTGGCAGATGGCGACCATATACGAAAGTCGCAGAAGATAACACTAAAGGCATGATACAGGCAGCTGATAGAAAAGTTCAAAAATATATTATGTCTAAAAGCAAATAATGTGATACAATCTTTTTAACAACTTAGCTGTGACTTGACGCGGTGCGTTCGTCACACAAATAAAAAAGTAACCAGAAACGGTGTTTGATGTTACTGTCTTTCATGCTCAATTGCATGAAGACGGAATACATTAAGCGCCGTTTTTTATTTGGAGTAACTATGGAAGATACACTCGTTTACCTGGGCGATGCAGTCAAGGCTACAAAGATGGATGATGGAAGCGTTAAGCTTGGAGGATATTTGGTTCGGTTTAGTACCGACAAAGACCCAGACTTGACAGGTGATTTTTTCACAAAGAGAACCGACTTCGGCAATGCTGATAATTCAGCATCGTGGTTTAATCATCGTTTGCCAGTTCACTACAAAGGCACGTCCGTAGAATATAAAGATAGCTTGCCAAATGCAACGCTGAAAAAAGACGACATTGGAGTATTTGCAGAAATCGTTATGAAGGCTCGTAATTCTTACGAGGAAACAATTGCTCAAATGGGACTTGAAGGAAAATTAGGCTGGTCGTCTGGTACTGCTCCGCACCTAGTTGATAGAAAGAAATCAGGCGACTCTTTTGAAATCACAAGATGGGAGCTTGGTGTAGACGCAAGCTTAACCCCCACACCCGCAGAGCCCCGCAATGGGGTTGTGCCACTAAAATCACTATTTACGCCAAACGATGCGGTGCATGATGGCGAAAAAGAAACCAAACCTATTACGGAGAACAAAATGGAAACTGAAAAACTGTTGGCCGCACTAAAGGCGCAGAATGACGAAGCGATTGAAACCGCAGTCAAGAAAGCCGCCGAAACGGTTGACGCAACTATTGATGAAAAGCTGAAAGCATTTTCAGCCACATTGCCTGATGTAAAAGCAGGCGTTCAGGTCACAAAAGATGCCGCTGACAATCAGCAAGAGGGAAACCCCCTAGAGGGGCGAGAGTTCTTCAAAGCTGTATATCAGGCTGGAGCACAAGGCCATGTAAGCAAGGCTTTGAAAGCAGCAACGGGCATGAATGAAGCTGTGCCTTCTCAGGGTGGATTCTTAGTTCCGCAAGCAACCGCTGGCGCAATGTTCGAGCGCATGTACAGCGTAGGCGAAATTTTATCGCGTGTACAACGTGACCCTGTAGAGGGAAACGCGATGGACATTCCCGCTGTTGACGAAACAAGCCGCGTAGACGGTTCGCGCAATGGCGGCGTGCTTGGCTATTGGCAGGAAGAAGCTGGTTCTTTCGCCGCAACAAAACCGAAATTCCGCAATATTGCACTGAAGACCAAGAAGGTGACCGCGCTCGTTTATGCCACAGACGAAATGCTCGAAGATGTGCGCTTTATGAACTCTTGGATTAACCGCGTTGCTCCTGATGAGCTTCGCTTCAAAGTTGAAGACGCAATCTATAACGGCGCAACACCTGGCAAGCCTATGGGCTGGTTGGCTTCCCCCGCAAAGATTGAAGCAACCCGCACGAATGCAAGCGCAATCCTTTTTGCTGACATCGTTGGCATGTGGGCGCGTCGCTGGGCTGGCGTGAATGATTATGTCTGGTTTGTGAACCAAGACACCATGCCGCAGCTTGACCAGCTTTATTTGACTGCTGGAACTGCTGGTATCCCGCCCCGCTTCGTAGACTACGATGGCGAAGGCGTTATGCGGATGAAGGGCGCGCCTGTCATCGAGGTTGAATATGCTCCGTCTCTCGGTACTGTTGGCGATATTTTGCTTGTTTCGCCCTCGCAGTACCAACTGATTGACAAAGCAAGCGGCATCAAATCCGCAAGTTCAATTCACGTTGCGTTTACTACTGGCGAGCAAGCCTTCCGCTTTGATTATCGCGTGGACGGTGAGCCACTTTGGAACTCTCCGCTGACACCGAAAAACGGTAGCAACACGCAAAGCCCCATCGTTGCATTAGCTGCAACTACCTAATAGGAGAATAAAATGAGATTCCAATTCGCAGAAGATTTCAAATATCTTCCAATTCTCGCCCCCGCCGACATTGCAGCCACGCCAGCCGCGAGTCAATACGTTGACCTCGGCTCTGCTCACTGGGCAACATTTGCCGTGAACTTGGGCGCGTTGACCGCTTCGACTGGTACTGTAACGGTTGAGTGTTCTACCGCCGCAAGCTCTAACGCAACAGAGGCTGCCGTGCCATTCAATTACCGTCTTACATCGGCGGTAGGCACTGATTCAATGGGCGCAATCACTGCGGCAACATCTGATGGTGCATCTCTAGCTGCTACGGACGACAACAAGACCATGTTGATAGAGCTTGACCCTCAAGCAATTCCTGGCAACCCTGGAGAAGCGTTCCGTTATGCTCGCGTAGTTATTACGCCAGCAACGGACAACACCGTGTATATTTGTAGCGCTACCGCTATCTTGCAACCGCGCTATCCTGGAAACGCTATTCCTTCGGACACCTAGACGAAATAAGGTATGGGGCGGGCTTCGGCCTGCCCCTAACTTTCTATGACTGATTATTGCACGCTTGCAGAAGTTATCGCACAAATGCCAGAGTCTGGTCTTGGCCTTTCAGGCTCAACAGATTATGCCGCTGGCATAGGCGCTCAGATAACCGCCGTGTCTCGCTTGATAGACCGAGAGGTCGGGAAGTGGGCAGGGTTCTTTGCAACTACTGACACAGAGACGCGCTACTTTGATGGTAACGATGATGCAGAGCTTTGGATAGATGAATTCCAGAGTATATCGTCGGTTGCAGTTTCAGAAAGTGGCGGATTAGCATCTAGCGATTACACAACTTGGTCAAGCTCTGATTATATAGAATGGCCTTACAACTCAACCCCAATCATGCGATTAGACGTTGACACGCTGAACGGCTCAAAACTTTACTGGTACGCATACAGAAAGGGCATAAAGGTGACAGGCGTATCGGGTTATTCGGCAACGCCACCGCAAGATGTAAAACAGGCCTGCATCATTCAAGCATCTCGCTGGTTTATGCGTGGCAAAAACGCATGGGCTGAAAGTGGCGCAAACACTGACTTAGGGCAGATTGTTATAAATACTGGGAACAGAAGTTTTATTGGCTCTAAGCTAGATCAAGACGTGGCCGCACTACTTCATCATTACAAGGTTGCGTTCAGCGGGGGTATTCCATGAGCGTAGTTGATAGTGCGATTTCTCGCCTTGCTGCTCTTGCGCTTGCTTGCTCATCTTCGGATGTGACAATCAAGTTTGCGCCAGAAAAGCCCGTTGATGATGCGACAACCCTCCCACTTGTTATCTCGCATATCATCAGCGGGCAAGGGGTGGCAAGTAACTCAACAACGTTGCAATTTGAGCCTGTTATAGCGGTTGACTTTCACTTTAGTAGAATTAGCTTGCGCCAAGCATATACGGAGATTAACGCCGTTGTTCCAGCTTATATGAATAGGCTTGCTGGGGACCCAACGCTTAGCGGCTCTGTTGACACTATCCAATTCCCCGTTACCTACGAAGTAACCCCAGCAGACTGGGACAAGGTAACCACTCAGATGCTAAGATTTAGCGTCTCAGTTAAGACGCTTGAAACACCCGTTTCAACGTAGAAAGGTAGTCTTGTGAAAGACACTCTTTGTATTGTAGCAAGTCACCCACTTGCGCGACGGTTCGATTTTGACCGTACCGACTGTGATATTTGGGGCTTCAATGAAATTATGGCACAGGATTGGTACAAGCGAGCCGATGCCGTATTCCAAATGCACCTGGAAGCGATTTGGCGCAATCCGCAAAACAGGAATGACCCAAATCACTGCGCTTGGCTAATGTCTGGCGATACGCCGACTGTTTACATGCTGGACGCTCACCCAGACGTTCCAAAGTCTGAAAAATATCCACTTGATGAAATAGTGTCTGAATTGTTGCCTGCGTTCATGTGGCAATCAGTAAGCGGATATAGCGACAACAAATACTTTTCGTCTTCAATATCTTATGCCGTTGCTCTTGGTATTTATAAAGGATACAAAAGAATAGAGTGCTGGGGCATGGAAATGAACACAGACACAGAGTATAGATACCAGCGGGATGGGCTTACGTTTTGGCAAGGCGTAGCCGTTGGGCGCGGGATTGAGATCGCAGCCTATACCGAGATATATAACTCTCCGCTTTATGGATACGAAGGCGAGGCAAGTCTTGAATACGATACGTTTGAAACCAGGCTCGCGCAACTAAGAGAAGAAATGCCTAGCAAGAAAGCGGCTTATGATGAAGCCAGAGAAGCGGCAAACGGTGCCGCGCTCGCATTTATTCAAAACATAGATGAAGCTGATAACGTAGTCGAATCGCTAAAAGAGCAGGTGTTATCTGCTTATGAGTTCGGAATTATCGACGGCGCAATGCAGGAAAATGACCGCTACAGACAAAAAGCGGACGCAATGAAAAAAGCTGCTGATAATGATTTTCTTTTCTCTCGGCAAGAGTTTGAAGCAGGAATACACAACAACGAAAAAGCAAGAGCCAAAGCAGAGCAGAAAGCCCACTCTCTCGCGGGCGCGTGTACAGAGTTATTCAACAGAGCGCGAACAACAAAGAGCAGCGCGAGGCGCAGAACGATAATGAAAAAGCTATCGAGTCTCGGAAGCCAGTACATAGAAGCAAGCGCATACACAGGGCTATTCACTGGGTGCAAGCAAGAGAACGAGAATTATGTTCGCGTTTTAGACAAGTTGATTAGAGCGGCTGGCGGCGCTAAGAGCGAGGCCGTTTTGTTAGGAGAAAACAATGCTTAAATATGTCGGTAACGGTGCTTTTATTGTCGAGGTTCCAGCTAGGGACTTAACGGCAAAAGAAGTGAGAAAATATGGGAAGCGTAAGCTGTTGAGTTCTGGGCTTTACGCAGAGCCTAAAACAATAAAAAACAAGCCTGCTAATGAGAAGCAGGCTAAGGAGTAAATTATGCCTGGTATAGCAGGATTAAGACGTACACAGATTGGAATCATGGCAGCCTTCGGTGGAACAACTGATGTTGCAACAACCTATTGGCGCGGCATGGGGATGATCGATGACACCCTAGAAGTAACATTCCCCGATGAGAATATTGGCATTTTGGGCGACGTGAATCGTTCATACATTGGCAAAAAAGGCGGTGAACTTCCTCTCGAAGGCGATGCTACTTTTGAGCAGTTGCCTTACATATTCCAATCTGGTATCAAAACTGTATCCCCAAGCACTGACGCTTCTAGTGCAGAGATTTGGACATGGGCGATGCAGAACGCAACTACAGACCCCATCTCTTCGAGTGATTTATCATACATTGTTGCCGAGGCTGGAGACAACCAGCAAGCAGAGATTTTTCGTTCTGGTTTCGTGCGTGAGTTTTCTCTTAAGGGAGCGGCTGGCGAAGCATTGCAAGTTACAGCGACCGTACAGGGAAGAGAAGTTGAACTAACGACCTTTACGGCTGGTTTGTCTGTTCCTTCTGTAGAAAGTATACTTTTTTCTAAGGGAAAGTTGTACATTGATCCATCTAGCGACACACCAGGGACTACGCAGAAATCGCAAACATTCCTAGATATGTCTCTTGACGTAACGACTGGTTGGAGCGCAATAGAAACAGCGGACGGTAGGCTTGATTTCTCAGGTGTAAAGATGATCGGGCAGGAAAGCTCTCTAGACATTACCTTTGAGCATGACGGATCAAGCGTAGCAGAAAAAGCAGCGTACCGCGCACAAAATGAGCGCGTTATCCGCTTAGAATTTGAAGGGAGTGCTCTTTCCACTACGGATGCTGGCGCGACATACGATGTGAAAACGCTTATCATTGACCTATACGGGAAATGGGAAAACTTCGAGCCTATCGGCGAAAGCGACGGGAATGATGTTGTGTCAGGTACGTTTCACGTTGGATACTCTACTGTAGCCGCAAAGAAAGCTGAGTTTATTATTGCAAACGAATTAGCCACCTTGCCATAGGCAGAAAGGTAAGACAATGAAGATCGAGCATAAAGGTCTGAATGTTACCGCTGATGTAAACAAGGACTTCACGCAGACGCAGCTTGAAACATATCAAGAAACGTTACTTGAGAAGTCGAAAGAATATAAATCAGGCGCGGCATATAACCGCGTGATGGTTGAAGCCGCACAAGAAGCGAAGATACTAACAGGCGTTGAAGGTGATCTAACAAGACCGCCCGTTGTAAAGTGGCTCACCCTAAAGGTTATTAGCGCAATGGATGAAGCAACAACAATCCCCCCAGAATGATTCTAGCGGCGGCGGATTACGCACTCGGCAAAAAGGATGCCGTCCCGCCGTTAGAACTGACTGATTATTTCAAGTGCGAGCTTTTCAACTCTTTGCCGAACGGTAATGGCTGGAAAAATGAGCCGTACAGATGGACGCAGCGCGTTACCGCTTTCACGAATGTATACAACGCAGTTAAGCGGCATAGCGAAGCAAAGAGCTTGAAAGGCAAAGATAAACAGAAATGGAATAAGGAAAACAAAAGTATTCTATCAACTATTTTGAGCATAGAGAAACTAAGAGGCGAGAATGGCTAAATTAGAAATTATCGTTGATTATGAAGTTGATAAAGCGCGAAAAGAAGCCGAAAAATTCAACGATGAATTAGAAAGAACAGAAAAGCAAACAGACAGACAAAATGACGCTTTGAAAAAAGGTGTCATTGCTTTTGATTCTTTAACAAATATAGCAAGACAAGCCGCCGATGCTTTAAAACAAGTTTATTCTTTTGCAAGAGAGGGTGCGGAACTTCTCTTCCTTGAAAGCCGTTTTGAAAACTTAGCTATATCAATAGGAAGTACCGCTGACGCATTGCTTGATGAGTTAAATGTCGCTACAAAGGGCACGTTGAGCGACATGGAAGCAATGGCCTTGACAACAGACCTTGTTGGGCTTGGGCTTGCTAATGATGCGACAGAAGCCGTTAGGCTGGCAAAGGTTATGTCTGGCTTGAACATGAATACAAACCAGCTAACTTTGACATTAACAAATATGACCACAATGCGCTTTGATGCTCTTGGTGTTCGTGTTGATGGCTTCAAAGAAAGGCTTGCTGATTTGAAAGATCAGGGGCTTGATACAGATGATGCATTCAAAGAAGCATTTTTACAACAAGCAGAAGAACAGCTTTTACTTG